TGTCTTTAATTGCCTTCCAGAGCCGTTCAATATCACCCAGATTCTCCTTAATCTGGCTCGAACGGCTCTTCATGGCGTTGGCGTAAGTGTCCATCGCCAATTTTGCCGCGCCTATGGCATCCCCCTGCTTTTGCAGAGCAACAATCTGATCGTAAATGGTCGCGTTCAGATAGTGATACTGCTCATTCAAGGCAATAGAGGCTTTTACAGGATCATCCGCAAGCCGTTTGAAATCAGCGATTGTTTTATCGATAGCCTGCCCGGTGGCGCTCTGCATAGCCACGGCTGAGGCCGCAACGGTCTCCAGAGCATTACCTTTGAATGCACCGGTACCCAGCGCGGCCGCAATGGCCTGCGCTGCCACAGAAATTTTTCCGGCGCTTCCGCCAATGCGCTCAGCCATATTGGCAAGGTCAGCGGAGGTTTTCCCTGTGTAGCTCCCAGTCAGCAGTAGCTGGCGATTGAATTCACTCGCTTCCTGGCTTCCCTGGTACCAGGCAACTGCCAGCGCGCCTGCGCCCACAGTTAAGCCGGCAAGGCTGAGGGTGAGAGGGTTAACAAAGCCAATCAGTGTTCGCAGATAATCGCCAACCCCTGTCAGCGCCCCTTTGACCCCGCCAAACTGGTCTTTAATCTGCCCGCCCTGCTGGAGCAGGATCAGGAACGGAGACTGTCCACCAGCCAGCTGCGTGGCGATATCGGTGAACTGTGCCGGTAGTGTGCGCATTGCTGCGCTGTACTGACCCACGGAGATACCAGCGCGGCGTGCTGCGGCCTCCTGCCGGGATAGCGCCTCAGGCAACACGTCAGCCACCCCAGAGAGCCGTTCACGCGTCTGGTTGAGGATGGTATTGAAATGCTCGAACTGGGTGCCGTTAATGCGCCCCGCTTCGAAGTGTGCCACCAGCTGCGCATGCTGCTCGTCCAGCGAGTTGAATGCGCGGATCGTCGGGTCGATTGACCCCAGCAGGTTTTTCAGCGCGGCTGATTGCTTCTCTGCCGCCTGAGTGGCCGCAAGTTCTGCCTGGGCACGCGCCGCTGCTTCGCCGGTATCCGTCAGCTTAAGCCGGGTTTCGTCCAGGATTTTGTTGTAGTGCTGAAAATCATCGGTATCCAGAAAGCCTTTGGTCTGGAAGTTACGCAGCGCGGCTTGTTGTTCGTCCAGCCGGTTCAGCGCTTTGTTTACCGGATCGATATTCTCAAGCAGGCCTTTCAGCGCAGCCTGTTGCTCCTTGATGCCTTCGCTGCCCTGCTTTGCAGACTCAGCACCAGCGCGGAAAACGCTGTTAAGGTCATCAGCTTTGCCGACGGCACCAGCCGCGGCTTCACCGAGTTTATCCAGCTCATTACTGGCAGATTTCAGGTCAGTAACATCGGCCCGCAAAGTAATCGAGGCGATCTGGTCTGTCATTATTTCGTCTCCTTGTGCATTACTTTGAGAGCCTCGCTTTCCATAATCTGAAGGTCAGCCATGCAGGCCGCCGCATCCTCAACCCCGTGTAACTCAAACACCCAGGGGAGAACGTTGTAATCAAGGCCGGTCGCCCCGCCCGCGCTAACACGCCATTGAGTCGCCAGTGCAGAGAAGATGGTGAATGATTTCCATACCGACGGCAGGATCCCCACCTCTTCCTCCACGTCCTCAGGCGTCAAACCAAAAGCGGCTAACTCCGCGAGAGTCGGTCCCGGCGTGTACAACGCTGCGGCGACCTGCCTCAGTTTTTTTCTCGTACACCCATCAGCTCTTTGGTATAGGCCAGGCCGATGTTGTCGAACGCGCGTGGGTAGTTTTGCAGGAGGACCACCACGTTATCGCGGTTGAACTCGTCAGGCAGTGCCCAGCCATCAACGATCTCCATCAGGTAATCAGCCTGTGGCTCGATAAGGGACTTTTTGCCTTCGGCGCCTTTGCGCAGTTTCTCATCCATGGCGTGCAGCTCTTCGAGCGTCTTATGGCGGAAGGTAAAAGTCAGCTTGCCGTCTTCAGCACCGGCGCGCGGAATGCTGGCAGTGGCGGGAAAGGTCGGGTTTGGGATCAGGGAGAATTGGGTCATTTCGGTTCCTTAGAAAGGTGCAGGATGGGGCCGTAAAAAAGCCCGGCGAACCGGGCCAGAGTGGTTAGCTGACCGTGACGACACACGCACCAGAGGTGATGGTCTTGCCCGCGGCGTCGGTGACTTCGCAGGTGTAAGAGCCAGCATCGCCGGATACCACAGACGGGATGTTGAACGTCGAGGCCGTTTTGCCGGGGATAGCGGTACCGCCTTTCTTCCACACGTAGGTGTAAGGCGCGGAACCGCCCTGCATGACAACCGCCAGATCCAGCGCAGAACCAGAGGCGACTGATTTGGTTGCAGGCAGGTCAGTCAGGAAGGCCAGCGGCATAGCGGAGGAGTCGGCGATCGGGTAAATCTGCATATCCGATTCGAAGTTCATGCGCGCTTCGTTGCTTTCCACAGCGTTGATTTCGGTACGTGGCACGCGCTGGAACGACACTTTGGCAGAGTAGTAACGATCCGCTTTCCCGCGAGGGTTGTGGAACCAGACCGCCGTGGTGTCGCTGGAGTCGTCCAGGTCGATGAGGCGCTTGTAAATCGCCAGTTGCGGGTCGTGGGCGAACGTATAGACCTGAACCACGGCGTTTTTAAACGTCGGGATGGTACGGGCCTTATCATCTTCCAGGAACTGGACACTGATGGTCTGCTGGTCGCCGCCTTCGGTAGAGAGCGTCATGACCTGAGGCATGGTGATCCACGAGTCGATTTTGCGCAGTGTGCCTGCGCCAGTGCCCGCCGGGAATTTCTTGGTATCGGTGGTATCAAACGCTTCCAGCACAATTTTGGTGCCGGTCACCGATTTAACGCGCAGCACCATGTTATCGAGTTTGAGCCAGCCAGAGCTTACCTGGACGACATCACCCGCAAGGATCCCGGCAGCGGAGGCAACGGTCAGTTCGCATTCCGTCGCGTTGGAGGCTGCTGTGAAGACAATCGGCGCAAGATAGGCCTTGGCCACGTTCACACGTGACCCGTTAGGGATTGCGAATGCCATTGCATTCTCCTGAATTGAGGAAATAAAAAACCCGCCGGATGGCGGGTCAGTAATCAGCGCGGTACTGCATGCTGACGGGAGTGGTGTAAGTGATGGAGCCGCTACTGCCATTTGGTGCTGATGTAGGGCGATCCTGTATCGGTGGACGTACCTGCGGTGGCCCGTTGATGTAAACCGTCAAATCCCCGTCCACCAGCGGCAGTCCTTCGGGGAAGGCCTCTGCAACAGACGTTGCCATCCCCCTGGCCTGCGTCACGCCGCTGCCTGCTGGCGCAATGATGTTGAACTGGAGAATGCCCTGGTACGTACGCAACTGGCCTTCCAGATCCTGCCCTACGGTCTGTGCAGGCAGGATGTAAACGCGCCCGTATGGCGCATTATCCGGGGGAGTGAACGCGATGTTCGGCCAGGCCACCGGCAGGCCAAGTGACGAGCAGATAACCGCAACACGGCTCTCCAGCAGGCCAGCGATACGCATTGACTGGTCACTGGCCATTGCGCACCTCGCTCATTGCCTCACGGAACATTTGTGCGGCATCCAGCGCAGTGATACCCACCATGCCGCCGGGCGCCTGACCAGAGTGCCCGTTCTCAAGCGCTGCCGCATAAGGCAGATTATTGGTGAAGTAAATCGAGCTGACCTGGCCCACCCTGAACACCTCGAGCACCGCCATGCCACGTGAGTTTGAACCCTGGCCGGAAGCGTCCGGTGTATCGTTGGACTGACTAGGCTGGCTGTCGAAACCCACATACCAGTTGTTTTTGAAGCGCCCGCCGACATAGCCCTCAGGCTTTTTGATGTCCATCGAGTCATTTACGCGCAGACCTCGCTTAAGCCGTCCCGATTTGGTCAGGTTGGCAGGGTCATCGCGAAGGGCCGCGTTATGCTCCCGTACCGCAGTGTTGTATGCCGTCGCGGTCTGGTTGACCTGCCAGATATCCGGCTGGCCCACCGGGGACATCTCAACCAGTTGAGCGAGGATTTTAATGCCCGTCCGGCGCACTACCTGATCCATCTCCTGCTTCGAACTATCCACAAATAACTGAATGGCAGCCAAGAACGGCTGATTAACAGAGCTGGCCATAGTCACGCCCTCAGCTGGATGTTGTAGGAGATGAGTACATCGGCAGGCTTAACCGGATTAGGCTGCACCACCCGCCATGCTTTACCGTCGATCTCGATGCGGTCGTCAATACGCACTTCCGTTTCGGCTGTGGCCGCCAGCTTTTTATCGCCAGTAGTAATCAGAGAGCCATCTATTTCACGAGAGGAGTATTCAGTGACAACGCCAGTGACGGTCGCAGTGATAGCCGGGGAGGTTACCTCTTTGCCGAACTGATCGCGGGTAGTGCCGCCACCGCGGGTAAGCGGATAAGCCTTCCCGTTCTCGGTCAGCAATCGCGTTGCGGTGTTTCGCATGCGGTGGTAGTCGATTGGCATATCACCCCCTTTCGATGCGGATCTGATTGCCGCCCACCACCAGCCCACGCAACGAGGAGTAGAGCCAGGGGAATGACGGTGCCGCCTTATTCGTACCTGGTTCGTACTGGACCGTGACTGCGCCCTCTACGCGCTCCATCGTTACCGCACCACCACCAGCGACCGACGGCGTAAGATCAATCTCCTGCGATTCGAGAGCCAGGCGGCACTGCGCATCAACCAGGCGCTGTGGGATGGTGTCATCTGGCAGGTCAACGCCGTCGAAGCGCACGCCCGCGCGCGGCCACGATAGCGGCTGTGATGCACTGGAGCGCTCACCGCGCCATGTCTTGCCTTCCAGATAGTCCATTGCCTGCATCAGCATCTGGCTACATTCGCCATCATCCGCAGGAACGGCATATCCGCGCCCCGCCGCGAACGTGCGCAGGTCAATAACGCTGGCATAGCTGTTGAAGTCAGGCGAATGGGGATCGGCAACCAGCATGGTTATTCCTCCAGACGCCAGTCCAGCGCCAGCAAGTTATCCACCTCGTCAGGGTGAACCTCAGCGCTCAGCGGGCCGCCGGGGAATTCTGGGGTGTCACGCACCATTACCACCAGCTCAATACCCTCCTGCTGGTCCTGCTGGTCCTGCTGGTCCTGCTGGTCCTGCTGGTCCTGCTGGTCCTGCTGGTCCTGCTGGTCCTGCTGGTCCTGCTGGTCCTGCTGGTCCTGCTGGGCAGGAGTTTGTTCAGCGCCATTCTGCGCGGCAAGCTTTTCAGCTTCACGCTGTGCGCGCTGCTCTTTGGTCAATCCGGCCATTGGGCCTCCTGAAAAAAAAAGGGGCCGAAGCCCCCCTGGGTTAACCCATGATGATGGTGGAGTGTTCAGGCTGAACAGATGCCACACCCCATGCCACGCCAACCTCGTAACGCACCTGACGGTACTGGCGATACAGCGCGATCTGGAAGGTGATACCAGAGACCGGATCGGTTACGTTCATCACGTCGTCAGCGGTATCGCCGCCTTTTGGCATGGCCGGAGTACGGCAAGCCAGCAGGAATGCGTTACGGTCAAAGGCAACGTTTGGCGCGAACTCGCTCAGCACAGTGACAGTTGCCTGGTCTGCAAGATCCTGACGCAGGCCCGGCGCGCCGATGGTGATAGTGGAAGAGGTTGCCGCTACGACCATGTACTGGTTGTCATCGCCATCGAACTTCACTGCGGTGCCGGCAGCAATACCGCCAGTGCCAGCAGAGATAGCAACAATGATGTCGCCCTCTTTCTTCGCGCCGTTGACCTTATAGCCCGCAGCAGTGCTTTTCGCGGTGCGCTTGATGTTGGCGGATTCGTGCAGGTTAAAGCCCATCACACGACCAATAATGCCTTCACGCAGCAGCTGATCGGTACCGGCTTCGTTCGCTTTGAACAGTACGGACTGTTTGCCACGGATGGACGCCATGGCTTCGCCGCCCAGGACCATGCGCAGGTCAGTGGTTGGTGCGCCGTTATCGGTCAGCACCTGGCGAGCGTTCGCCGCATCAGACAGGTCGTCTTTGATGCTGAACGGGGTGTCTTTCGGCGCACCAACTGCCCGGGAAGACTTGTAAGCCAGCCCTGCCAGGTCAGCGTCCATTTCGTTGCTCAGTGCGCGGAACGCCTGAGAGAACTGGTCAGCCAGGACAATGTCATAGGTACCAGATGGCCCGATGGCAAGCTGCTCTTCACCATTCCATTTGACCGGGGCCATTTTGGATTTGGTGATTTTGACGTCCACAGTACCAATGTTCTGATCACCGTCGTTTGGCGCGGTTGCCGCCGGAGTGATATCAACGGTGGTGGTTTTTGGTGCGACCGGTGCGGTCACGGTCTGGTCTTTCGCCGCGGCATCGGCTTTGGCGTTACGGGCCACCGCCGGGATAAAGCCCACCTGCTCGCGGGAGACGCGATTCAGGGCGGTGTAAATGGTTGGGATGAGGCCAGTAAGGGTGTTGGACATTCAGGTTTCCTTTCGGTTAATCAACGATGCTCGTGCCGCCGCCAATTACCGTTTGTTGTTCAACTGGCGGTAAGGCGTCGAAAGCAGCGCGTTTCATGGTTTTCTGCCCGGCCTGATGCTGCGACTGGTGAGAGCCACCGCCGCTGTTGCCGGACGCTTTGAGGATGTAGTCTTTCTGCGGATGCAACTCGACCAGGGATTCCAGCGCTTCATCGAAGCCAGCCAGTTCGCCGGGCTTGGTGCGGGAGAACACCTTGTTGCCCTGCCCGTCGTAGGCCACGACCTTGCCGTCTTCGATTTTGAAGTTCTGGCCGAAGTGGGAACGCACGAACTCAGCCGGGATCGCCATCTTCTCGGAGATAAATTTCGAACCACCGAAGCGGCCGCCGATCATCTCGTCGTAGAGCTGGGTTTCGAGCTGTTTGGTCTTGCCGTTTGCTTCGTCCAGTTGCTGCTGGTAAACCTTGGTGATCTCGGCCTTCACCTGGTCAACGGCGCCAGCGTCGATCAGCTTCTTCTGGTCGATTTTGGTCATCATTTCCAGGGCCTCAAGCGCCTTGGTCGGGTCGGAGATGCCAGCGAATTTCGCGAGACTGGCTTCCGCCGCCTCCTTAGCTTCGCGGTGAGTTTTAGCTTCACCGTTCAGGGAGGTGATTTTGGTCATCGCTGCGGCTGCATCGAACGGGAACTCTTTGCCGTCGTCATGGACGTACACCGGCATACCGTTTTCAACAACCACATTTCCGTTAGCATCGAGTTTGAGTTTCATTGTTTTGCTCCAGCCTTCCGGCCATTGGTTGTGGGTCATCCGACCCGGTCACCGCGTCGCATCCGCTCGGCGGCAGGCATAAAAAAAGCTGCCCGGAGGCAGCCTTGATTTGATTTATGAATATCAGAGGTGGGAGTTATTCAGTGCTGTGAATCCTGGTATAGACAGAGCCGATCAGGACACCAATCATTCTGGCTTCAGGCGTTGTTTCTCCTGCCTCCTTGCAGATAGCATCGAGCTTTTCGATGACATCATCGGGCAACGGATCGGCGTGAGCCAGTTCTGAGGCTTTTTTCAGGTACGGGAATTTGTTCTCAGCCACTCTAATATCTCTGGGTCAATAATGCTTTGGCTATCGCCATTCATGAATGCGGAGACAATCTCGGCAAACAATTCTTTAGGCGACTCTGCTGAATAGGCGCTTAGTGCGCGCCACCAGCCTTTATCATAGGCACTTTCAACCAACGGGCCAACTTCCGGGTTCGAGTAATACAGGTGATGCCCCATCTCATGCCAGACAGTACCCTGCACAGAAGGCACAGCGACATAGGGCAGTTCGGCGGGAGATACCGCTTCCACCGATTTAACTATATCACTGGACAACACTTCAGGCCGCACCAGGAAGGTCATGTCCACCCCGACGCTGTTTTTCCTGATAGTGTCCCAGGTTGCCGGGTCAAGTGCCCAGGGAGCAATATGCACAGCATGCCGATCTGAAAGATATGCACCTGCAGCTGTGCTTTTGATGCCCTCCTGCTCACCGAACGAACTCACTGGCGGCAGGTTAAAGCGGGTAATCACGTCCTGAGCAGCGCCAGCTGCCACCCTTGCAGACTCAAGCGAAGTGCCTTCCGGGAAGCGAAGCTCCTCAGCAATAACGCCTCGCATGCGGTTTTCTATTTCCGCAACGGACTGTGCGCGTTCCAGCGTGAAGCTTGTAGCCCCTTCCCCCTTAGGGCTTGAGACCCGGCTCAATTGTGCAAGGGTAAGAAACTCCCCGCGGTCGTTAAACATCTCGGGTACCGTGATTTTGCCGTCACGCAGCATCTGCGCCCGGGTTACACCCAGCACCTGCTCCTGTCGCGCGTATGGCTGCCGGGCGAGCCAGTCTGCATAGCTGGTATGCGATGGTACCTGCCCGTCCATCGAGGCGCGCGTGGCGCTGCTCAACTCGCCAGAAGGTATCTTCAGCTCTTCCCATGATTTCGTGACCAGAGTTTCCCCAGAGCGGCAGCAGAAGTGAATTTTGCCGGGGCCGCGCAGATACGGCACCACATGCCCCAGCGGCTTGCCGTCGAGAGTGTAGAGCTTGCGGTCGCGGATGATGCACCACTGACTGGTATGCGTATCCAGCGTGGATGACCACTGCTTGGCCTTGACGATATCGCTGTTGGCCTGGGCAAACTCCTGCCGCGCCGTAGCGGCCATATGATTCACTGCGGTGCGGGTCACCACCGCCAGGTCACGCCGGGATGCGTTGATCACCCCATCTTCACGGTTAAGTTTTGGCGTGCCGGCAACGCGCCGGACAATCTGTTCTACCGTCTCGCCCTGGAGGAAACCGGAGCGCACAGCATTTGTGATTTTGTCCAGCCGGTCGGCTTCAAGCTTCTGGCCCCACTCCTTCAGCAATCTCCCTTGGAACGGCTGCGCTGCTGCTGCGGCGTAGACCTGCTCGGGTGCAATGCTCTGCAGCGGAACGTGTTTCAGGATCTGCTGCGGAATGATGCTGCTGAACAGGTCCAGTTGATACCCGGCCTCATATTCAACGTAGCGCGTCAGTTCGCGTGCCAGTGCCGCGTTAACCGGTTCGTAGGCCTGCTGATTGAGTTCACGCACACCAGCCAGCAGCGATGCCAGGCGACGGGCGCTGTAGGTATCCGCCCGTTTGCCGTCCAGAAGCACCAACAGTTTCGCTGCCAGTTCGGCATCCAGTTTATTCAGCAGCGCCACCATGCGCCGGGCGACGCCAGTGCCGTAGCGCGACACATACAGGCCATGAGCTATCGTCTCATCCTGCAGGCGGTCGTTGACGGAACGGGCCATGTCACACCTCTTCTAATGGAGGCCCAGTCAGCGAGGCCGATTCAGCCAGCAACTCATCAAGGACTTTCTCAGGATCGGCATCAGCATCAATCAGGTTGAGCTTCTGCAGGGCTTTAATGGCATCAATACGACGCAGGTCACCACCCTGGCGCAGAGACTGAATAGCCAGCGCTGCCGGAGGGTTGAATTCATTCGACTCAACATCCAGCTCAGTACGGACATCAACGTTGCCGCCCTCTTTCTCACCGATGTACTCGGCCATGATTTGCAGGATGTTGTCGATCGCATCCTCCAGGCTGGTCGCCATGGTGTAGAGCGGGGACTGTTCCTGCATTTTCTCTTCAGAGGTCTGGTCTACTGACTTCGTCGAGGTATTGTCGGTGCGCAGGAGCTTCGCGCCAGCCTGGCGCATCTGCTCCACCAGATCGGTTAGTGACTCTTTTCCAGCACCAATGGAAGACCCGGTGTGCTCGGTATATTCCATCCCCTGCTTTTGTCGATCGGAAAAGCTTGTTGCGGAGGAGGAGCCAATAATTAATTCCTGCCCTTCCTCAAGCCCGAATACGGACAGAATGGGAACTCGAACAACATGGAGAATGTTGTCCTGCTCACTCTGGCTCTGCCAGTGCTTAACGTTCAGCAGCGCCATGTTGAGCAGCGGCGGTGAACCGCACATGAAGCCGGTGCGCTTGGTGTAGAGCGTGACCAGGGTGATATCTCGACGGGAGGTTGCCCACTCTTCGTGCTTTTGCCAGGTTGATTCACCCTGACTACCAGCGGTCTTTCGATAGATTTCGACCTTGCCCGGCGTCAGGAGGCGAATCTGTTCGACTTTCGTCTGCCCGAAGTCGTCACCGTCTTCGACCACCACCTCTTTGATGCGCAGCGACGTGAGCACGACCTTGCCGCCAGTCATCTTCGACTTCCAGCCGATCACCTGGCGGGGATTCAGCATGGTGACGTACGGGCGCGCGCCGGTGGCCTTCTCATCAGCCTTGGTCTTCACCTGTTCGGGGTCAACGCGAGGATAGTCAACCAGCGCATGGGAGAGACCATACTGCATCGCAAGGCTAAAGAACGACTGCGCCCATACATCCAGACGGGTGCCTTCAAGATCCACGTCTTTTGCGAACTCACGCAACTGATCCGGCACGTTTTCGCCCAACTGGATTGGCTCAGCGAATACACGCCCGACGTTCTGGTTGATCGTCTCTTCGTAGGCAGGGAGAAGCGTGGCCACTGCCAGGCGCTTTTTGTAATCCTCTTTGTCTTCCTTCGGCCAGCGTGGCAGATATGCCTCACCCAGCTGGCGCATATAAAGCGTGCCGCCCATCAGGGCGTCGTTAATGTCCCACGCCTGCACCATGTTCCCATAGTCCAGATTGGGTGTTGAAATATCAGGCATGGAGTTAAATCCGTAGGTTGGTGACTTTGCCGACTTTCTTCGGCGGTGAATGCAGAACGGCGTAGCGGGTAGCGTCCCAGTCGTGGTCTTCCTGCTGTGTGTCTACGTCGTCGGGATTTTTGCTGTCGCGAACGAGCACCGGCACACGGCTTATCCAGCCCCGGCAGTAGTCAAACACGTAGAATGCTGGTTTATCAGGTGTACCCGATTCCAGCTTCTTGCCTTCAATGACGGCCTCCAGCATGTCAGCAAACAGGGCTGCGCCGTTCACGCGCGATCCCGGCTTCTTGTTGGATGGCACCCACTTAACTCCCTGCGATTCCATTTTCTGGGCAATGGAGAGTTCGTCATCGCCGGTGTTGTAGATGGCACCGTCAGCCGGGCCGGGAATAACCTTTTTGCAGATGCCGGGCATGATGTTCAGTTGCCCCTGCGTCACACCGTTGAGTTTTATCTCCTCGGGCTCTGCTAGCTCTTCGCCAACCAGCCGCTTATCGACCCAGGCTACGCCCTTGGCGACGTTTGTGGACGACATGTTCAGGCCTTTGTTCAGTTCGTCCGGTGGACAGCCGTACCACTCGCCAATGAGGATCAGCGACCCGGCAGGTGGGCAGAACTGGCGCCCGTCCGGTAATTCAGCGGCAGTACCGTCGGTACGCGCCCACCAGAGGTTAGAGAACGGCTTTGATTCGCCCCAGTCATGGGAACGGTCAACCGTCCAGCTAGCCGGGATGCGGAACGGCTTAATGACGTGATGGGAAGCATTCCAAAGGTGGTCAAAGCGCCCACCGCTAGTGACATCCCACGAGCCCTCAACCCAAGCTTTGCGGCGGTTCGGGTCTTTGATGGCCATCAGTGTGGCAATGTACTGGGGATCCAGATACGGGTTCTCTTTAAACGAGCCGTGGATCGCGACGCGGGTAAGCGTCACGTCTTCTTCCCGTTCGGTCTGCGGGTTAAACACCTTTTGCGTCTCGCGAATAATAGTGCCGCGCGGTGCTGGCTCGATGAAGCGCTTCTTCACCCAAGTGTGGCCGATGCCAAAGGGGTTCGTGGTGCTGAATGTCTCCAGAGGGATCGGCTTCAGCAGTGAACCATTCTCCCGCGGGTAATTCTCTGGCCGGAACGACGAGCGTCGGCAGGAGAACATCATCTCGTAGAACTCGGACGATTGCTGCTTGGTCAGTTCGTTGAAACCGATGAACGGAAACTCCTGACCATGATAATCCCAGTAGTCGCCCTCTTCCTTACCGAATCGGAACAGTAATTCTTCGCCAGTTGGCCATACCCAGCGCAATTCGGATGCTGACGCCAGATAGCGTGCACCGTCGTTAAAGAGACGGTACATGCGCTTCGACTGGGTGATGATATCGGTGAGGTTCTTATACTCGGTATCGAAGATGACACCCCGCCAGAACGAACCATAGCCCAGACCAACCAGACGACGAAAGCGCGCCAGCTGCGCAGCAGTTTTGCCTGGACCACGCGTTCCCTCGTAGAGGATTTCGTTACACGGACAGCTCAGGGAGAGTGACTGTGACCCTGGCAAAGGTTTCCAGACGGCTTTGTAATTCATCCACCAAGAACCTCGCTCTGCTGCTTCTGTGCTGCTGCTTCCCATTCATCAACGTTATCGCAGAACGGGACCGGCATAATGCTGTGGGTTGCGGTGACCTTCTGCTCTACCTGTTCTTTAAATGCCTGCACACGAACATGCTTGCCAAGTAGTTCGAGGTTCTTCACTTTGTCAGGCCATTTAATCTTTTTGAGGATGGTTTCAGCTGTCTCCTCACCAAAGTTCTGAATGGTCGTACTGATGTCCAGCCCAGTAAGCGTCGTCCGCCAAGACTTGGGCCAAAGGCTAATTGCCTTCAGGCTGCCATCGTTGTTGAGGATGTCTAGAACGTCCATCTGATCGATTTCAACCAGGCGACGCAATACATAATCTGCGTCAATACCTACATCCTCGTTTCGCTTAATCTTGAGCTCGGCAATCCTGTTTTGGATGTCAACTTTTGACAACAGCTTAGCGGCTATGCGGTTTGCAGTTTTGAAGCTGTACCCCGCCCGAATAGCCGCTTGAGTGGCGTTTAAATCGATGAGGTACTCGCGACAAAACGTATCTTGTTTTGCGTTGAGCGCCATAGTTATCTCACTGAGGAAAATTTATGAGTAAATGGTATGTATATGACATTTCCCCTATCGACTTTCACTGGAGAATGCTGTCAACCGTAGAGGAAACCATCAAGAAGATTGAAGCTCCATGCGAAGAAGGTTATGAATGGGATTCAATCAACCCTGAACACTTTAATGAGCATTGGGAATTAGCAAAACAATGGGCAAAAGAAAAGGGTTGGGAAGGTGACTTCCGTGAAGACGCCAGAGTTTTTTGGGTCCCTGACGACACTCAGATGTCATATGGCTTTGTCTGGAAGCAAGACAATAATGGAACAACCTATGTCGTGAGCCCGGTCTCGTTACCACACCTACAGTACTGATGAATTTAGTGGCGGCAGCCCCGCCATTATTCGCCGTCTACTGATGTCTTAGTTGTGCATTCCACACCGAGCGATGGGTCTACCCATGGTGATGGCAATAAAAAACCGCCCGTAGGCGGTGAGTGTCAAGCATTCCCAACATATGTCCAGTCTCCCTGTGGACTCATTATCCCTATCTGCTTTGACATAATCTCAATGGCCTGCTTAAGTGCTTCGCTGTTATAGTTATTCTTTGTGGATAGTCGCCATAACTGTTGAACGATATGTTCAGGCTTTGTAATACGCATTAATGGCACATGGGTTTTTGAATCAAATACGTCGATAACGACCATATCCCCATCATCCTCAACGTACGCCAGCGGTTTATCACTCATAATCTGTCCTTTGCTTGTTGGTATCAACATGAGTGTAGCTCACACCAAAACAGCCTTTATCAAGCGCCCCGGGTGAGACGCTTTGCAATGACAATAAAAGGGCCGCCTAAGCGACATCTTCTTTGAAAGATATGATTATAAAAGTTTAATTTTCACGTCATAACCTTCCAGACCTGTCATCGCTTCGCGAGCAACAAACTGAATTTCAGAGACTTCTTTTCCTGTTTTTTTCCTTAATTCTGAAATTTTTTTTGCGATCAAAGCGGAAATTTCTTCTTCGGTCTTTTGTGTCAGAGCATCAACTTTCATTTGGGCCTCTTCTGGTTTACTCATATTCCCATTCTCCAGCAAGGTGATAGTTGTTGAATCACTATCTTCCACTAAAAATGTCTATAAATTATAGACTAATGATGTTGTCGCTGCATACATCTACCAAACCCTTGCTTTCCTGGCTGTAGGGAAACCCTGATGCATTGGTCTGTGACAAAAAAAGCCCCTGCATCACTGCAAGGGCTTTGGGTATATGATGCCGGGTGCCTCCCGGAGAGTCGTTGGGATAACCACCCGTGACTCGCTGCTTCAGTCGTTCATGATGAGCGCCAGTGTAGAAGAGCCATCCGGTTAATTAGCCCCTCCGCTTAGGGGGATTCACCATAATTCGTTTACAGCATGCATATATAAAAGCGATCAGTTATCGACATGCCAGTAAGGATTCCCGGGCGTTATTGTCGCTGTGTTCACAGATACTTTTTCACTGCGTTTGAAACTTCTTCCTGAGTTAGCTCTCGATCAGAAGCAACACAAATCTCGAGATGATCCCCCGTCAGTGAATGAATCCCGGTAAGCATTATTTTTAGGGAGACTTCATCACCGTTTGGGTAGCATCGAACAATTGATGTTACAGGCTTAAGTACATTTGCGACCTCTACCTGCTGCGAGTTGAAGAAAACCAATACTTTTTTCATAAATTTGCCTTAGTCCCCTCTTGCGTCTGTTTTAAGGCAGATGTCGCTTTGTCTTCAGATAACCGCAAATGTCTAAGAAAGGCCACGCTACTGCGTGGCCTTTGTAAGTATTGCATTCCATTCAGTCCACCATGCTCCGGAGCCACCGGACAAAGCCATGACTAAAGGGCTTCCAATACACCTGTCAGATTGATAATCCATACAGGATGGGTTGAGTCTACATGTTAAAAAAAAATCGACACATTCTAAAAAGGTATAGTTATGTTTGTGTCGTTTTTTAGAATATATGGACTCACTCAAACTGAGATCGCAGTGTAATCCACTACTTTCATAACGAAACGCTAGAGATGTTATTAGTAAGCTCACTTTGGAATGGCTACTGTGAGTTGCGCGACGCATCTATCTTCCTGATGCTGGCCTTATCAATGTTGCACTGCCCTAGCGCTGATAACAGGCTTACATTCAAATCCATGCTGGTCCCATAGGTCAGCGGATCGGGAATTGCAGGTTGCGGCGTCTCAGCTATCAGGTTTGCCGGCAGCGGTACCATCGGAACCGGTACGTACACTGTCCGCGTACTTCCGCAGCCGGTCAGCAGCTGCAGCAGGCACAAGCCGACGAGCGCAATCATCATTCGCAACAGCCACTTTGATATCTGCCTGGACTCTCTGTGACTCCAGTGCGATCTGCTGTTTTGCATTCTGATTTGCCTCGGAGATGGTGTTAATAATGCTCACCGCCTGAATGACATTGGCGGTAATGGCGTTTGCAGACTCGGCTTGCTGCTCAGCTCTATCTGCCCGTATTTTTTCACGACTGGCCTTGTCTCTGTAATACCAGGCCGACCAGCACGCTCCGCCGAACAGGCACAGGATGAACATAACTATCGCAATGAGGTAATGGGATTTCATCAGAACACCCCCGGCGCTGATGCTGGCATCCCAGGGTTAAGCGGCCCGACACCACCATTGAATAGTTGCGGCTTTTGCTGCCATTCACAGACTTCACGCTCAATCTCGCGCCGGGTGATGAGGCCCTTCCACTGCTGGCCACCAGCATACGTCCAGCGCTGCAGCTCTTTGCACGCGCCCGGAACATCGCCAGCATTCAGTTTTTTCAGCAGCGTGGAGCGACTAAACGCGCCAGCGCCCACGTTATAGGTGAACGAATAAAGCGCCGCCCGTGCAGTCTCAGGGATGCGGACCTTAATCAGCGGATCGATGGCTGCCGCCACCTTGCGCAGGTCGGACTGCAGCAGAGCATCGCACTCTTTGTCGGTGTAACGGTGGCCGCGGCGAACGTATGCGCCGGTATGTCCATCACATACAGTCCAGACTCCAACGACATCCTGATATGCGTAATACCGCCGCCCTTCCAGCCCGTCAGCATTACCCAGCATGACTGCGGCAATGGTTATCGCGCCCGATCCGCCCAGGATGGCCTTCACGAGCTTACTTTTCAGCGTCGGGTTCATTATGGCTCCTGTCGCGGCGATTATCTTCGCGGATTTTGAAGTACAAATTTGTCAGGTACGTAAGAACAGCGACAACTATGCCCACCAGCACGCCGATGGCGTTCCATTGCTCAGGGCTGTATGCGTTAAGGATGCCGTTCAGCACGCTCCCCGCAGAGGCGCCGTAAGCCGCGCCGGTGGTTATTTTGTCCATTCGTGACATCTCTCACCTCCGATAGTTTCGAGGTGCTGTGTGGTGTGAAGGGATCAGGCTCGCCGGATGAATTAACGACAAAAGGAGTGATGGGGGTATCCGGGAGCCTGAAATAGAAAAGCCCCGGCTGGATGCCGAGGCTTAGAGTGGTTGGACTGACCTCGCGGATAATTCCAACTTACCGCCGTCCATTGGCGACGAGGCCAGTGGCGCGCGATGATATAGATAACGGTTGGCTGCTAATTAGCTATCAGTGCTCACACTGGTTGTGGCAACGGTCCACTGATTACTTCTGCTTCACCGTTATCACAGATGTCATCATCCTGTGTGAGATGCCATACACCCGTTATGGTTCGGCCCGTTTCGAGGTCTTCGGTTTTGTCTTTGGTGTAGTAGGCAACCTGAACTCTGCCGTTGTGCTGTATCCAGTAAAAACCTTCTTCCATATCCCCTCCTTTAGAGTGAGAGGAAATTATAAAGGGGCTGGGGCATGGTGGATTTAGAAATTCTTAAATCGCTATAAAGCAAAAGCCCCACGGTGTTAACCGCAGGGCCAGAAGTTCAAATATTGCCAGTGCATACAACATTGGCACAATATCAGATTTAGCTGAAATATACGTCAATTAGTTCATTTCTGCAATACTTGGTTGGCAATTTGTTGCTTTCTGTTGTGAACGTGATCGCGAAACTTGTTTAAGAGAGTCGGTATCCAGTCGAGTGAACAGCCCTACCATGACTGCCCAATGCTCAACATAATTCTGAGACCAATTGGTTTTACTCACACCCACCAGCGCTGCAAGATCCGCATATTGATAGGCGTCACGCCCGGACAGCGTTTCCTTCACATCCTGCGCCGCCAGCCAGATTAACGCCTTCAGCCGCTCCATCGTTTTACCGGCCACCTTCCTGGCACCCAGTTGATCTCTGAACTCAGCCCATGCCCACTGGGTAATCGCCACCTGGTTCTCCCAGCGCGTGTTTTCGCTGTAGTTCCAGAGCAGCCACGCCTTCTGGTGTTCCTCGAGCGACAGGACCGCCCGCCGCCACGATGCCGTGGAGTATTCAACTGGCTGAACCAGTGGGATGTGCGAGCCTTTGGCGTGTGACTGTTTACCGGGTATCGGAGGGTTATCAACCTGCACCCATTTCTCGCTTTCCTCGTCCCAAACTTTGGGCTTCTTCCGCTTAAAGGTCTTCGTGTCGAACTGGGCGTTCTCCAGCCAGGCCATCAACTGCCCTTTGGTCGCCCCACTCAGATCTGCCGTCGCAACGATGAGTTGCTGGCGTACAAATTCCAGGTATTGAGTGTTCACGCTGCGGCCCTCTCTGGCTGTTTGGTTTTGGTCTGCTGGTTCTGGCTGTGCTTTGCCACTGGTGGCAGGTTGGCGCGTTTAACGCTTTCGCTCTCATAGCGAGCTATCTGCTCTCTGGTCATGATGCTTCTGCCATTAACTGATCGTGACTTAGGTAAAGCCCCCAGCAGCTAAACAGCACATGCGCCTTAACAACTGATATCTCCTCGTTATGCCACCGGCAGAACCACCTGACCGCCACCATCACCTCACGCTCAACCTGATGCGCTCCATCAAGGCGAATCGGATATACCACGTCATCAAAAACAGCGGCGGTGACCATTGGATATTGAATTTTGCTCATGCTGCGATCTCCTGCTGCTTTAGTTGTTTTAGCTTTGCCCGGTACTTGTCGCGGATCTGGATAAAGTCATCGCGGCGGTAATTGGTCATTTCGTGAGGCCCATTCAGCCAGTCGACATATTCCTGCCCGTAACGAGCGATCAGTCCGTCTTCGTAGTTCTTCGCCACTGTCGCCTCTTTGGCTGTGTACTTGCCGGAACCGGCATTGCAGGATTTGCATTGCTTATGGGCGTTGCGTTCTTCGAAGCGCAGTTCTGGATTAGCGCCGACTGTTTTGAAGTGGCCGCAGTCCCACTGACCGCCATGTAGATCTGGTGGGTTGGTCTCTCCGCAGCTTATGCACGGCAAATTTGCATCACGCGCACGAATGAAGGCATTGAAAGCCTGTTGCGCCTGGACTTTGTAATAACTGGCAGGCCTTAGTTCGGCCAGGCGTGTTTTGCGGCGCTCACGCCCAGCCTTCTCCTCTTCGCGCTGACGCTTCTTCTCAGCACGCAGAGCCTCAGCGCGGTTCTTTGCTGTCTGCGCTTTGGCAACGGCAGTAGCGCATTCGTAGCTGCATACAACCTGGCCGTCGCGAGCCGGGTGGAACCACTCGCGGCAGATCTGGTTTGCGCACTTACGGCGGGGTTTTTTAGCCATGATCACCCCCAGACCTTTTGGCGGAAGGTCCGCGGCGTTGGCTCGAGGTACTTAACCTCCTGCCGCTCTACGCTGACGGTCCAGGTAAGGTAATCGCGATTGAGGCTGCGCGTTACGGCTACCCCGCGGCGCTGGTACTGCCGCTGAAGTTCATCGGCCTGTTCGGTTGTGCATTCGGTGTAGTGGAACCATGATTTAGCCATCTGGTTATCCCCCGAAGCTCATCAGCTGCGCAGCGGTGTTCTCAGCCTCGCGCTGGTCTTTGAACGCCCGTGACAGAATCCAGCGCCACAGGACATCGAGCGCGGCCCTGTAGAGCTGCTGAAACTCGATCTCGTCCATGTTGGCGAAGGCTATGCTGCGGGGATGCTTGCGAAGGGTGCCATCAGGCAGCTGGATAGCGTCATAATGCCCGGATTCGATGGTTACCCAGGCGCGATACGCGTCGAAGGACTTACAGGCGCTGATGCTGCCAGTGCGCTTGTCGGCGATGCGTTCAAGATACTGTTCAGCAGCATCCAGCAGCGCGCCTTCGTTCCCGCTGTATGAAGCGAGGTATCTCGCATAGCCGGTCACGAGCTTGCGTTCATTGGATGAGATGGCCCCGCCAGTTGGCTCCCAGTATTCGAAGCCGAGATTTAACAGAGCGAAGAAGCGGCGGTGGAAAGCTGGGTTACGGACCTGTTTGAAGTCGGCCACCAGCACTGCGCCGAGCTTGATTTTTGATTGCAGTAAGTCGCTGGTCTCCGGCGTGGCGGGGATCAGGATTCCTGAGGATTGTTTGATAAGTTGTAACTGCGCCATGGGAGCTTTCTCCGTGGCGCATCAGGTCAACGGGTGTTCAGTCCGTTGATATCATAATATCAGAGGGTTGAACGAGGCGGTAGCCAAGGCGGCGAAGAAAGCGGGTTCCAGACGACAGATTGAAGATTCCCTCATCCTCCAGCAGCGGGCGGCAGGACACCATCCCATCCCTGGTGTATACGAGGCATCGACTCTCAAACGGCATGGAGCCAATAAGCTTGCCGTCTGAACGTCTGATAATGTCGTACCAGTCATCCTGCTCCTGCTTTTCTTTCACATCAACCTCCTCACTTTGCTATCTACAAATACGCTCTCCCGGCGGGGAGAACTTCACTCCATAGAGCCAAAAATAACAAATGGCGCAAATTTCCTAATAGGTTCGCCGGAAGAAAAATTCATTTTTTCCTGTAGCACTTAAACCATACAACAAAACACTGTATGTATAAACAGTTATCGTTCTTTTAGCGTAAAAATGCCTGTGAAAAGCATGCCTGCAAAGCATGGCACAAGTGCTTGAATAAAATTAATTTTATTAAAAATTGAAGTTTTTACACTCAAATCCAGAGGGATGTGCCTAAGCAAAGTTCTGTTCAGAAAGCGTTCAATTCCACGTAACCAAGCGCAGGCCTAGGCCTGAGGGTATATTGATGCGGTGACACGTTGTGTCAGCATTACAATTTTTTGCAACACGGTGACTATTTACTACTCAGGCCACTAAAGTTCGTCTGCTGACTGCCGATAATATATGAAATTTTATTTAAGTATGGTGACTAATGATTTTTGAATGTCATAGGTGAGGGCAAAAAATAGACGACATTGCAACTATGCTTTAGCAGTTTAAAGATTGCGCTTTTGTTAACAACAATCATATGATGACGGTAAACATTATTGTCACCTTTAGAAAATAGATTAACAATGTTGTCAGATTAGAGCCAACTTCCTCTAGACGTGGCTGGGTTCTAGAAGTGGCTGGGTTTTATTTCTATAACTTAAATGACTTATCATTACGGCTTTTGCCGAAAAGGAACTCTTATGGGATTGTGGGATAGTATTAAAAGTGCAGCATTAAAAGCTAAATGTGCCGTCGGAATTCATGGCGGTAGTTACAAATTAATTGAGAATGAGACCTGTAAATACTCAAAGATATGCCCGGATTGCCATGAGACTATCAAAACTGAAAAGCATCAACTCGGTAAAGCTGAGTACAAATTCGACTACAAGTGCGTGACAGTCAAAAAATGCATCAAATGTGGACTGGAACAAGAGGGAGAAAAACACGAAGAGTATGAAAACGTAGATGTGGATGATTTTTGCAATGTTAAGCAACGTTGCAGGCGCTGTGGTTCCGAGCGCATCCATGGAAAGGAACATTCATGGTCATCCGCTGGGTCTACCGATACACACCACTTATTTGAATGCATAAAATGCGGTGCTAAATCAGAAGAAAAAAAAGTGAACTTCAAGTCACGTTAATCTCTTCATTCGACACTCCATCTCCGATAACACCCTCTTGGGTTTATGAGAGGAGGCAGTCTTATGAACCTATTACTAGCATAAAAAATCTACCACAGGATTGCCCCAACAATCTTCTCTGAAGGAGGTCATGACATAGTCTCATCTGATTAGTAATAAAATAATTAAGATGAAATTAAATAGTCTTAATATTTTGTCGATTTACGACATTACGTTTGTCTAATCTATCGCGAGGATTGAATGTTAAAGGCATTAGCAACCATCTATGTAAGTGGATTCTTCATCGTCGGTCTTTTTTTGACCTTTTCATCTGATATGACAGCTACTGAATCGATGGATATAGCAGCTGAGTGGCCTTACCGACTTTACAAGTATATTGACCTGTATTTTACAATGAAAGAATACGAAGAAATGAAGTCTAACGGTCTCTGATTGCAAAAACAGCGGCAACAAGGCCGCTGTTAAGTCTGCTGTCCGCCTAATCCAGCGCCCATAAGCTTTTTAAATCGAACATTGCTATCCCTACCGTACTTCCACTGCATCAGCAATTCTTAGCTCTGCATCTCCATAATTAATGCCCTTCGACTTCAGGGCTCAATCTGTATCGCGATATTTAGTGCAGGCATCCATCGTTTCCCTGATAACTTGCTGATGCATAGCCTTCAGTGCATCCCTCTGCTTCGTCATCTCGCGCAACGCCGCGGTGGTGCAGTCCAGCCGCTCCGCCAGACGGGAAACAATCTTCGCCATATCGATGATCGGCGTGTCGCTGCTCATCGTCTTCGCAAACTGATGGCCAACGGCCACCAGCTCTTTGTTGCTCAGTGAATCACTCATGTGATGCTCCTCGGTGCGTGTAACGCTCCATGTCAAAGTCGATAACTGCCCGCTGGTCGCGGAAGACGCCGCAGCGCCCGTGGCGGATAAGTTTCCCCTGCTCTACGGCAGCCCGGATGTATTTCTCGGCAGTGGTGCGGTGCAGGCCGAAAATGGCGACGACATCGTTGGTCGTTGCGCGGCCATGCTTTTTCACCAACTCGATAATCCAGGCGATGAACAGGGTGCGTTCGCTATGCGTTTTTGGTCTCGGCATAATCACCCCCTTCTCACTTCACAGCCCGCAGGTGCGATACGTTCCCGCGATAGCTTGCCCAGTCGAAATTGACCCAGATGCCGCTGTCCATCCGAAGGCGATCTACGACGCGCGCGCCGAGTGTAGCCACCAACTCGTCGTAATTCAGGTTGCTCAGGATGCCGACCGGTCGCATCGAAGAGAGCCGACGGTCAATCACTTGGTTGATAATCACCTTCTCACCACTGGAGCCGCGCTGGATGCCTACTTCGTCCAGCACCAGGAGATCGACGTTACACAGATCGTTAAGCAACGCTGATTCAGACTGTCCGCCGTCGTAGCATTCGCGAACACGAAGCATCAGGTCAGGGATGGTCACCACCAGAACGGAGTGCCCGGCTTCAAGCAGGTGATTGCCGATCGCCGCCGCCAGATGATTCTTCCCGGTACCCGGTGCGCCGCTGAACACAAAGCTTGCGAATCCGCCGCCAAAGTTTTGCGCGTAGCTCTTCGCCATGCTGTAGGCCTGACGCTGTTCCAGGCCTGTCACTTCGTAGTTCGCGAACGAGCAGCTGCGGTGAAGAGCCTGTATTCCGGCACGACCAAAAATCTTCTTAGACCGGGCGCGCTGGTTTTGCTTCTCGATTAGCTGGCAGTGCTTACGGCCCTCTTCCTTCTGCCATGCCTGCCATTCTGCAACGCTGTTGAATTTCGGCTGCACGCTGGCCGGGATAAACTTCCGCAGGCGTTCAAGCGCGCTGCCGGTGCCAATTGCGTTTTTCATGGTTGCCCCCTAAAGCCTGCCGGGATTTTTTTATCTGGCTGGGAAATGTGATTTACATCCCGGCCCGCATTGCGGCTGCTTAGGCCGAATTTTGGTTTGAACAGTCCCTGATACCCGTTGGCGATGCTGGCGTTGATTACGGCTACCGGATCGTGACCTTCGTCCAGACACTGCTTCAGCAGGCTGAACGCCTTGGTAACGGTCAGTTCGGTTTTAATGGCTTTGCCAGACTGCTGGCGATAGGCAATCCACTCACTCCAGGATGCCGCATCCAGCCATTCAGGAACCGGGATACTCAACGGGTCAAACTTCACCTTCCCCCTTGGGGGATTAGAGGGGGTTAGATCTGTATTTATATTTGTCTTTGGAAGAATGTCTTTGGTGTTCCCTGTTTTCAGGGATCCCTCTCCCTGTTTTTGGGGATGGTTATCCCCGTTTTCAGGGATGGTTGAAGGGGTAAAATTGCTATCCCCGAATTCAGGGATGGTGATAACACACGTGACAACTTCAGCAGCAGGGAAAGCCGCTGGACACTTCGTGCAATTTGGCTTGGCGTAAGCCCATTTATCCAGGTTGGTGTTGATCCCAATGTATCTGGTTTGCCCAATCCGGCGCAGGATGATGATGTTCCGGTAAGCCAGATTCAGCACGGCTTCAGAAACATGCTTCACCTTCAGCGTCGTTTTGTCTGCTATGAGGCTGTTGGCGATCCGGTCTGATTTTTTCGACCAGCCATATGTCAGCCGAACGATGGCATTCAGAACGCGGAATTCCCGTCCCGATAGCTCGACGATACACAGGGCATCCTGAATCTGGTTGGCTAAACGCAAATAGCCGTTCTCCAGTTCAGCCATGCGGCTCTCCTGTTTTCCCTGCTGCGCGGGGAATTTGTATATTTCAGCGGTATTTGACATACTTATCTCCGCAATTGACTGACGTTTGTTGCACCAGATAGCCCTTTCTGTTCCCGCAGAGGGGCTTTCGCCTTTTTAGAACCTGTCATAGCGCACCACCCAACATCGTCGTCACCATGGCCATCAATGGCGCCACAGAGTCCGGTCCATCCAGGTAGAAGCTGGCGACAATCTTTTCGCTGATCTCCTTCAGCCGAACCTGCTTTGGCGCCTTGAGCATGACAGCCTGAATAGCTTCAGCGTCTTCCTTCACCGTTTTGGCAATTCGAAGCGCAACATCATCGAGCCGAACAACGCGATCGCGATACGCTAGGGGTAACGCCGAGATAATCGCTGGGGCCAGTAACTCGACGTTCGAGCGGTATGCTGCCGAGTTCTCTTTGTTGTCTAACCAGCGAAACATCTTTACGTTCCAAACGCCCGGTTGAACGTTGAGATCAATCCCCTCAAGCGCCATTTCTTCTGCCGCTTCTTTGATTTGCAACGCAACGACCAGGCGCCCCTGGACTGCAGCCCAAGCACGGACAGCTGCGCATAAATTTCGGTGGTCAACGCTACCACCCGATGGCTCGCTGTGGTGATACTGGAATATCAGGCGCTCTGATGGCGCTCTGTTATTCTGTTGAAAAGAAAGTGTTTGCATTTTTAGTGCTCCTACTTTGGTAAACCATCAGTGGGGTTCGGATAGAGATCAGGACGCAACTCGTGGGGAGTTACGCCTGTCATTTTGAAAATTGGGAAGATGTAGCTTGGCGGGACGACCCCGTGGTCACGATTCTTCCAATGACTTACAGACATACTCGTCACACCAAGCGCGATGCTGAGCTTTCTGGCTGAGCCAGCGGCTTTAATTGCTTTATCGAGTGCGGACATGTGCTTCTCCTGCTTAATGATAGCAGAAGTAAACCACAGATTTATAAATCATGCAAATCTTGGATTTATTGTGTGTATAAACCAAATATTTACAATGACAATATGAGAAAAGAAGAACCCAACCTCGTTCTGGTAGAGCGCCTCACCGAGATCACTGATCGCGGCGTTACCAAAGCAGACATGGCACGCATAGCCGGAGTGACCCCTCAGGCGGTAAACGGCTGGTTCAAAAAAGGCGTAATTAGTAAGAAATCAGCATTAGCCATAGCCGATGCTGTTGGAATCTCTGTCGCGTGGTTACTCGGTGAGGACGTTGGAGAGAAAGACGGGCTCAAGCCGGACGAACAGCGCCTGCTCGAGCTCTACCGCCAGCTGCCGGAAGAAGAGCAACAGAACATGCTCCGCATCTTCGCGATTCGCCTGAAAGAGCTGGATGAGCTGTATGAGAAGTACATGAAGGGACGTATAAAATGATAATAAATCAAAGCCGTAGGCCTTGGGATCACTGATGTGACTTTATTCGCCCGCTTTCACTTAAGTTATCAAACTAAAAGAATGTACAAAAAATGGACGAAAATAAAAAAGACAACGTTGAAAATCAAGACGAAAGCGGCACCTCAAGAGCCCTTTCAATACTTATAGAAGAATTTGGTGATTATTTTTTAGGTAAGGAAACTAAGCACGGGGAGATGGTTTGTCCTTTGTGCAGAGGTACCGTGTGGGGTATACCTCCTAGATTTGACTCTACCGAACATCCGGCTATCGTGACTTATCCATTACCCAACTCTGCCGGGCGTGGTGTTTGGGCTTATCCTCTTATTTGCTCTGGATGCGGTTTCATTGCAACATTTTCTGCGTTTGATGTTTCAAAGAAGATTCGGGGATAAATTCTTATGGCCGCTGTGTGCTTAGACTCAAACTCGATACTAAGACTAACTGTTAGCGATTCTGAGATTTTCGAGGCATTTCCGAAAATTGAAAATCGCATCGGGGACACTCCTTACACTCCCGATAAAGCTTCTGTTATGTTCATTTCAACTCAGGTATCTCAACCAGATAAATGTCTTGGTCTGGCGGCACTTTCTGTAATAATGATATGCTTGATTGGTGTTATAGTTAATGTATTAGGAGGTAAAGTCATGCGCTACATCCCCTTGTACATAGCTCTTTTACCGATTTTGTATTGGATGCTGAAAATCGGTTACGCATTTTTTGTTGTTAAGTTTCATAAGCTCCAAGCTAGTTCTGCATTTTTCAAGCAGGAAGACTAATGCCTAACAATAATTTCAAAAACACAGCTAAAAATGGCCTTCCGCTCGTTATAGCAAGCGTATTATGTGGATACGCAACTAATGCCATTCCGGTCCTTTTCCCTGAAGGTGAAACCAGGGAATGGGCTTATCGTTCAATACCTTTCTTGTCGATTATGATTTTATTTATGATCAAGACATTGAAAGATTTTGGCAGTATGTCCTTTAGCAAGCTTGCTTTTACAATATGTGCCAGCTCTGAGAAGAAGCGGCTATTGTCGATGATAAATGATTCTAATCTGAGCACAGCCACCAAAGACGACGCTCGAAAGCGGTATGATGAAATTGGCCGCCAAGAACTCGAGCTTGGATCTCGAGTTTTGAAATATATCTCACAATGGCCTGTTATGAACAAATCACCAACACCACCGTCTACAGATTAATATTTGCTTTCAACCCGGCCACCGCGCCGGGTTTTTTATACCCTATCCACCAGCTCCACCGCCAACAACCTGCTCCGAACTCTCCGAGCCCGACCTTAGCGTCGGGATTTTTTTTGACTGAATTCTGGCAGAGCCCTCACAAAAACCACCCATATAAACCACCGATTTACAATTAACATTAACCGTGAGTTGACATCACTATAAACCAGTGATTTAATCACTATCACCAAGACGCACCACGAACCACCTAGGCATGGAGCCCACGAAGTAGCCGCCGACGGCATACGAATAGTCGGATGAGGTGGAGTGATTAACGCGCATCAGGTTAAAGAAACGTTCCGCCAGCCTGGCGACAAGGGCAAACAGGTGATTGAGATGAAAATTAATCCAGCAGTACCAAACAGCGGTCGCGCTGTTCCAATGCGTAATCAGCGTACCGGCGCAGCATGGCTGGTCTCTTTTAACTACAGCGAAGGCATGTATTGGCACGAACCGCAGGGAAATCTGCGCCACATCCGCCGACCGTATGCCTCGCGCAATATTGAACCGCACCTGGTTCCGGCAGGGATGCACTGATGGGCACTTTATTCGCGCTCGTCCTGACCATCGGCATGACCAATGGTGAATTTCAGGATGTCGTTCTCGATGTCTATGACAGCCAGCAGCAATGCGAGCAGGCCGCTATCGAACAGAAGGTTTCTGGAGATTGCTACCCGGTAGAACGGATCGTCCGCAGTGACGAAGTGCCAGCGGAAACCACGGTTAAGTTCTGAGGAGATGATGATGCAGAAGACATGCGCGTACTGCCGCAAACCAATCGAGCAAGACAAAGAAGTTAAAAACGTATTGATCTTCATCCGCGGCGCCCATCTGGCGCGCGAACAACGTAATTACTGTTCTACACGTTGCGCTTCGTACGACCAGATGGCCCACGAAGCCTAACGTAAAACCCGCGCAAGGCGGGGTCTACGTCCGGTGCCACCGACCAAAGTACACCGGAAAACTACTCAAAACCAAAAACACACCCAATGGGCGCTATCTCTGGCCCGGGGATCTTACATCCAAAAATGAGGATCTGACATGGAATTTTTCCATCTGCTTAAGGCCAGTCAGAAGTCTGGCAAGAAAGATGCGGTGATTTGGTTCACTGCGAAAAGTGCAGCGCGCGCCGCCCTGACGCTCGATGTCGCGCTGGAAGATGCAGGCATCGAAACTGGCCGCGGGAAGGATTACGCCAAGCCTGTCCGTACGGATATGCCTATTGTTGACGACCTGCCAGAAGAAGGCGTGATTGATTACACCTGGTGCGAGCGCTACACCCTGGCCGAAGACCAGCTCACCTGGAACGTGATCCCGGGTGCCGCCTCTCAGAGCGAAACCACCATCGTCCTGGACAGCGCCACCAGCGCTGAGAATCAGCCGGTCGCGGCGGTAACCGCCACTGATACAGCAGATGTGGGCAGCACCTCCCAGCTTGAAAATCGCACCCCGGCTGTCCGCTTCGCCGTTCATCTGTTGGGTGACAAATACCTTTCGGAAATCAGCCAGGAGCAGCACATCGTCGCCAACGAACTGGCGAGCGATGAGGGGAATGTTTACTTCCAGTGTCTCCTGAAGGCCAAAAATGACGTTGCTGATATTAGCGATCTCAGCCTGCATGCTGAGTGGAAGCTGGTGCAGGCCGTCAAAGAAGTTTTTCCGCAGGACAAAGAACACGACCCTGAACTGGTGGCCGCCTTCATGTCGGGCTGGATTAAGGCAGAAGCTGGAGAACGCAATCAGCTGGTTGAAGACTGGAAGAGTGGAAAGCTCCCGGCCAGGGATGAGCCTTACTGGTATGAGAACGGCCTGCGGGTACTCAAAAACGGCGATGAGTTTACTCGTTACGCAGTATGCAAACTGCCGTTCCGTCAGCAACTGCTGGCTCAACTGACAGTGGATGAACTGCGCCATCATGTCACCCGTAGCGAACATGCGGAACTGCATGCGCTGGAGAGTGATACCGACAATAGCTATATCCAGACCCTTTTGCTTGCTGCTGAAAGCTGCCCAGAGTTGAAGGATTTCGATACCAAGGCCCTGTGGAGCTATACCGACGCGATCCGAAAAGTATTCAGCATGGATAAACGCCATGAACTGGCTCTGGTCCTCCGCTTCACCAGAATCTGGGTGTCTACTGAGGCCAGTGACCACGAAATCCTGACCAGTGAATGGGCTCCCCGCAGCCGCATTGATGGTGTTGGTGTTCCACAAGACCAGAAATCCGAAGAGCCACAACCTGCCGAACCCTATAAGCGCGCGGTGCCGCAGAACATGGCGAACCTGAGCATCGAGATCGCAATTGCACAGCTGTACCCGGATGCCGTACCCGGGAAAATTAACCGTGCTCAGCTCATCGCGGCTAAAGAGCTGGCTGACAAAAAAGATGAGGCCCACGCCAAAGCACTCAAGGTTCTTGGCAAAACCACGGACATTCTCGACTACGACGCCAACAGCATTTTCGGCGTGACCCGCGCCATTTCATGGACTAGCGAGGATAGCACCACGGAACTGCGTAGCCAGGTGCGCGAGTGGTTCACTGCGAACGGCATTTATGAAAATGGCGAGCGTTCGAAGGGCTATCCAGAGTGGGATGAAGATCCTCGCGCAGGCCGCCAGACGAAAGTGGAAGAGCCAACCCGCCAGGAAGTAGATGACGGATTGGCTGCAGCACGCGGGGAATTCGTTGAAGGCATCAGTGACCCAGCAGATCCGAAATGGGTTAAAGAAGACTTGGCCGCCACCAGCCAGCCACAGGTCGCTAACCTCGGAGGCGGCGTGTTCTCTATCGATGGCCTGCTGGGGGGAAATACTGACCCGGTCATCAATACCCCCTCAAATGCATTCGAAAAAACGGAAACAGTAACGGAGAACTCCAGCGATGTGCAGATGGAAGAGGCTCAGCCAGAGAAAGTCGAAGTTACTGATGCGGTATCACCAGGCGAAAGCACTGATGCAGCTGATCCGCAAACAGATGCCCTGAACCCGGCAGAAGTTCTGGCCGCCGCCGTGCCAGAGCTGGCGAACGCCACGCAGCCGGAAGTTACCACCGAAGCGCCGGAGGAAACCGCCAGCGCACCGGAATACCCGGCGTACTTCGAACCGGGCCGCTATGAAGGTCTGCCGAATAACGTCTACCACGCAGCGAACGGGATCAGCAGCACCCAAGTGAAAGATGCCCGTGTCAGCCTGATGTTCTATCACGGCCGCCATGTGACTAAGACTATCCGCCGCGAAAGCAGCGAGGCGCTGACGTTCGGTAGTCTGGCTCACACGCTGGCCCTGGAGCCGGAGAAGCTTCACGAAGAGTTTGCGGTGTTCCCTGGCGTCCCGGAAGAAGCGTTCACCACCACCGACTCTATGAAGGCGTTCATTCGCGAATATAACGCGGATAAACCAAAAGCCGAGCAGCTGAAGCTCACCGGCAAGAAAGATGAACTGCAGGCGGCGATCCGCGCAGTGAACCCGAATGCCATCTTCGCTGATGAGTTTGAGCAGGAATGGCGCGATAGCGTTGCCGGGAAAACCATTCTGTCCAGTGAACAACTGGCGCTGGCCACTGCAATTCAGCAGGCCCTGCTGAACCATGAATCGGCCGGGAAACTACTGCGCCACCCTTCCCGTTCAGTCGAAACCAGTTACTTCGGTATGGACGACGAAACCGGCCTTGAAGTTCGTGTACGCCCGGACCTTGAGGTTGAAATCAACGGCGTTCGTATTGGCGTTGACCTTAAGACGATCAGTATGGGCCGCGTTAAGCAGGATGGCCTGCGCGCCAAACTGCACCGGGAAATCATCGAACGAGATTACCACCTCAGTGCTGGCATGTACTGCACCGTCGCTGACTTTGACCAGTTCTTCTGGATCTTCGTCAACAAAGACGAGGGCTACCACTGGGTGGCGGTTATTGAAGCATCGGACGATCTGCTGGCGCTGGGTGTGCAGGAGTATCAGAAAACCATGCGAGCCCTGGCTCAGGCTTATGACACCAACTGCTGGCCAGCGCCGATCACCGAAGACTACACCGACGAACTGAACGACTTCGACCTGCGCCGCCTTGAAGCGCTGCGCCTGGCTTAATGGAGAGAATGACAATGCAAAACACCAATATTATCGCCGCAGAACAGACTCCAAACACCATTTCTGCCAGCAACGCTGTATTCAACGTGCAGGCTCTCGGCCAGCTGACCGCATTTGCTGAACTGATGGCGAAGTCTGCTGTGACTGTACCGAAGCACCTGGCGGGTAAACCAGCCGACTGCATGGCGATCGTCATGCAGGCCATGCAGTGGGGCATGAACCCTTACGCGGTCGCTCAGAAAACGCACCTGGTCAACGGCGTGCTGGGTTACGAAGCGCAGCTGGTGAACGCGGTTATCTCCAGTTCAAGCGCCATAGTGGGCCGTTTCCATTACGAATACGGCGGCGACTGGGAAAAGATCGCCGGTAAGAAAGACGGCCGCGATGAGCTGGGCCTGTTTGTCCGGGTTGGCGCTGTCCTGCGCGGCGAGACGGATATCACCTGGGGCGAGAATATCTACCTGGCTGACATTACCACCCGGAACTCCCCACTGTGGAAAACGGCACCCAAGCAGCAGATCGCCTATCTCGCGGTGAAGTACTGGGCGCGCCTGTACTGCCCTGAGGTCATCCTCGGCGTCTACAGCCCGGATGAAGTTGAACCGCGCACCGAGAAGGAGATCAATCCGGCACCAGTCCAGCGCGTGAACCTGGCTGATATCAAAGGTGACAGCGTAACAACCACCAATAGCGCGCAGGAATCAGCGGCAAATATTGACGCTATGGCCGATGAGTTCCGGGATCGCATTGAGGCAGCTCAGGGCGTAGATAACGCCAAAGCAGTTCGGGCCGATATCGAAAGCGCCAAAAATGCGCTGGGTTCTGCCCTGTACACCGAGCTGAAAAACAAGGCCGTGAAGCGTTACCACTTGGTGGATGCGTATAACCGGGTCGAGGCGGCAATTAACTCCCTGCCGCAGCCCGGCGAACCGGATGGTGCCGAGCGCTTCGAGGAAGCTGAACGCGTGCTGGCGTCGGCAAAGCGTCATCTGGGTGACGAACTGCACGATCAGTTCAGCATCACCCTAGCAGATATGAAACCGGAATACGTGGCCTAAGGGAGGCGGGAGGGTTCGCCCTCCCGGCAGAGAATTTATGCGATTAATCAACCGCAGCACACAGTCACCGCTGGCGCGCAAAGCCTGCGACATTGCCCTGGCGGCCCATCAGGAGCGCTATGGCAACTACGGGCGCAGCCGGATGAAAGAGACTTACACGGTGAGAGTTGAAGGGGTGAAGGTCTGGGTTGAGGTGGTGAACCGGAAAGCGAGCTACGTGGCCACGGCGATGACCGGCATGCGCCGCCTGCGATCATTACCCGGGCAGATCGCCTGATATTGAAATATCAATGTTTAACAACCGGCATCTTTATAATGATGTCGGTTACCTGAGGTGAAAGATGGCACAGGTGATTTTTAACGAAGAGTGGGTGGTCGAAGCGAAGCTGTGTGAGAGAACGGGACTCTCAAAGCGGCAGGTAACCTGCTACCGCGCTCATCGCTGGATCGAAGGTATTCATTTTAAGCGTGTAACCCAGACTGAAGGAGATAACAACTCTCCGCGGGCGACACTTTGGTACAACTTCCCAAAGATAAACAGTTTCGTTCAGGAGCAGTGACGTGGCGCCAACGGGTGTTGAAATTCATAATGGCAAGATTCGGATATGGTTCATTTATCGAGGGGTTCGTTGCCGGGAAACGCTTAAAGGCTGGCTGGTGACGAACGCCAACCTCAAAAAAGCAGGCCAGCTCAGAGCGAAGATCACCAGTGATATCCAGATGGGGATATTCGATTATGGCCTGCAGTTTCCTGGCTCTAAGGCAGCAAAAAAATTCTCAACTACGTTGAGGATTAGTACCTTCCAGGAACTTTGTGATGAATACAGCGGAACCAAAGAGCTGGAAATGTCCTACGCATCAGCGCGGAACATGCAGTCCATCATCAAGATATTGCTGCGAATCGTTGGTAGCGAAACCCTGATCACCGATATTCAACAGATAGACATTCTGAGATACCGGAAGGAGTTGTTGCTGGGGGATGTACGGAATGATGTTGTGCCACATCTCAATAAAACGGGCCGTGCACCGGCTACGGTAAACGAGCAAATCCGCACGCTTTGCGCCATGCTGAAATTTGCCAAACGTAGCCACATTATTACCAACAGCCCTTTTGAAGATATTCCTTCTTTGAAACGGCCGCGGAAAGCACCGGATCCATTCACGATGGAAGAATACGAGCGATTCATTTCGGTGTTACCGGCTTCAGTTGTTAACTTATGGAAACTGGCCTTTTACGCTGGTCTTCGTCATGGGGAGCTGTGCGCACTTGGATGGGATGATGTTGATCTGGTCAATGGAAAAATTCACGTCAGTCGGAATCTGAACAACTACGATCAGTTCGGGCCGCCTAAAACGTCCGCCGGAGAACGCACGATTACATTGCTGGAGCCAGCCCTCGAAGCGTTAAGAGATCAATTCCATCTGACCGGTGCAGACCAGACGACAGAAATCACATTTAACCATCGTGCGTATGCGAGCACTGAACAGCAGCACGTACGGTTTGTGTTTCGTCCGGTAATTAAATTTGCCGTTCCGAATCCCTATTATTCAAAAAACGCGCTGGGCTACAGCTGGAAGCAGGGACTAAAAAAAGCGGGAATACGCAGCCGTGTGCCTTATCAGTCTCGCCATACTTACGCGTGCTGGTTGTTGTCTGCAGGAGCGATCCCCTCTTTCATCGCCAGCCAGATGGGGCATACTGATGCCAGTATGGTGTATAAGGTTTACTCTAAATGGATGTGTGATAAAGACCGGGATCAGGTGGAGTTTTTAAACAGTAAATTAGGCTAA